ACGCCGTCAACCGTGCGGCTTTGACTGGATGAAATGACGTTGTAGTTGTCGTCGAGAAGCGTGCCCTGATCGTCGGTAAGCGTGACCAATGTTCCCGGAGGCGGATTCCACGCATCGAGCGAGGTCACTGCGCCTGCCAGCGTCGTCGCGTGCGCGGGGACGACGGTCAATGAAAGCGTCTTCTTGAATCCGTGGAATGCAACAGCCTTTACGACGCCGCCGTTGTCCTTCACTTCTGTCTTCTCGGAAGTGCGCGCCATTCGTGCGCTCTGAGTGTATGCGGCGTTCGTGCCCGATACGATTCCAGCGGTGAAAACGATTGCGCCTACGCTCCAAACAACGCCTGTGCCTTTAATGATAGCAGCCATGAATTCGAGAGCTATTACCCGATTCCCAACGTGTCAACTAAACAAGCACTAAGCCCGCGCAGTAAAACTCAGAACTGAATTCAGTCACCCAGGCGCGGTCTTCGATGGCTTCCCGATGATTGCGATTTGTGAAGCCGAACACATGGAAATCAGGAACGATGGACGAGAGCTGAGACGCCACGTCGTCCTGCATGAATAGTCCAATCGTGGAAATGCACAATGCCCGATGCTCTTCAATGGTCGAATCGTCCGCCTTGCTCAAAACCTGAACCGTGAGATCCACCATAAAGTTGCCAGAGCCTTGCGGTTGCTCTCTGCCGGTCATTGCCGAGACGATGGCACGCGGCATGGTCTGTTCGTCGGCGCAAAGTCCGGTGTAAACGGTAATCAATCCCGCGCCATCGATTAACGCTTTCGCGGCTGTCTCAAGTTTTTGAGGTAGGTCGAGCATATCATTTCCCGTTGAACTTTTTGAAGTCAGGTTGCAATCGCTTTTCCAAAGTTTGGATCATGTCACGCGCTGAAATGTCCATCGCCATCTGAAGACCTCGCGTAGCCGTTGGCATCGGGTCGCCGCCTGGAGCTGGCATTCTCGCCTTTTGCAAGAGCGCGGTGTTCTCGATAATCGCCTGAATCTTTGAGCGCAACGAGAACGTCGCTGGCTTCGCGCTGCCCTTGTCCACGCCTTTCTTGCGGACGCCAGCAACGGATTGCGCGATTCCGGCTTTGTTCTTCACGGCGGAAAATAATCGGTTGCGCGCTGGAATCCATCCGGCAGCGATGAATGCGACGTTGCGAGTTCGAGCCGTGATGAAGTTGGAAACCTTCTCGGCAATCGACTCTCCTTTGACGCCCCACTTGCCGGTTTCAATCCTGCGCTTGATGAGTATCGCCTCGGCAAAACTTCCAGCCTTCGCCGTGATGCCGCCGCGAACTGTCCGAACCTTGCCGGCGTTCTTGCCGCGGCTGATTGTCTTGAATGAGACGCTGCGCCCGGTCGCGCCAAGGATCCGCGCTATCTCGCCAGCGTTCGCCTTCTCAGTGTGCCGCACGGATTCGATTGCCACCTTGAGCGCCTGGCCGTTGGTGAAGTCCACGCACGACCGAGAGCTTGTCTCCTGAAGCTCGCGAGCCGCACGTTGCCATCCTGATGCATCAAGTTTGATTGTGACGCTCATTTCGCAGTCGATTCCAAAAGAATCCGAATCGGCGATTGCGGATGATCGTGAATGACTTCACCGACGCGATAGGTAGCGGACCGAAACGTAAGCGTTGAACCCGTGCGCGGGATCGTGAGTATCTTGCTCCGTTCGATTCCGATTTCCAAGATCGGAAGGTCCGATAGTCCGCCGATCTGAATGTCATTGTTTGACCGCGCCGACAAACAGATGCACGGATAAACCTCACCTGCAATCGTTACGTCCTCCGTCGGGATGTCGCGAAAGAGAAACCGTTGGTCGTTCAAGAGTTGAGTGCTCGTCATAAAGAAAAGAGTCCGCCGTGGGAAACCCTAAACCACGGCGGACTTTGGCGAAGCGCGATGAAGTGGCGCGCTGAAATTAGCGTGTCGCTCGATTCTTGATTTCGTCCGGCGATGCCGTCGTGATCTTTGTCGGCCCAATCTTCGCCGGTTCAGCCTTGTCCAAACCAAGTCGGACAATTTCTTTCGGCGGGATGATCTGCCCCTTGGCCGCGAGCAGGAACGCACATTCCTTGTCGCCTTCGACGTGAACCTTGGTCCGCGTGGAATCGAGATAGAGCCGTTCGTTGGCAACGTAATCCTGACGCGAAATCTTCGATACTAAATCCTTGTCGCTCATCGCGTAGTAATGGTGATGTTCGTGACAAAGATGCTCGCAAGGTTCGTGTTCTGAATCGACGCGATTCGAGCGAGCGACAGGTTGCCAACGTTCGCAGCCGTGCTGAGAATGTTAGTGAAGCCGGGAGTCCACGACGTTCCGGATGGCGTGTAGTTGACGGTCAGTGCATTCGCAACCCAGTTCACGCCGTCGCCTGCCACATCGAACCTGATAAGGCTGTTCGTAGTCGTGACGGAATTGGTTCCGGCAATGTTGAATGTCACGCCGAATCCGCCCGCGCCAACCTGAAACGGAGCCGCAACGGACGAGGACAGATTCGACGTTGAACCGCCAACGATGGTGATTACCGACGTTCCAACGATGGCCGACTTTGGCGCGGGAGGCTGAACAAACTGCGCCGATGCGGTGAGCGTCGCCATCGCGAGCGCAATAATTAAAAGGAAGTTTTTCATGTTCGTTTTCGGTTCAATGTTGACCGTCAATTATCAGGCCGGAATACTGGTAACAGTGCAAAATTTATTGGGTTGATAAACGGTTAAACCCATCCGCTGTTCGGCACGCACTGCCACCAAGTTCTTGAGGAAATCATCCTCGTTGCTGTTCGTGGTCTCAATCGTGAGACCCATACGACGCCAGATTTGTGCGGCCATTCGGAACGCACCAACAAGCGCAGTGCCGCGAGTCATCGAGGTCGTGGAGACGACCGGCAAACCCCATGCCGTGCTGACGTTGCTGTAACCGCCGACGCCGTAGGGAGCGTAGCCAGGTCCGCCGAAGAGATACTGGCCGTTGCTGTCCTTGGTCAGCTTCACATTCAGCCAATCGAGCGGATGCATCACAATCGCGTCGGGCTGTGCGAAACCAGAGCCATTCGCGCCACGCACGTATTCAATCGCCTTCGCGAGTGCGTCAATCGGATTCACCGCGCCGCTCAAGGTCTGGAGGCCAGAGAAGTTGAGCACGCCCTTAATCTGCGAAGAGCCGGTTCCGGTAAGCACCTGCTGATCTTCGAGAGCCTGCACCATGTAGCCGAGCCGATTGTTGACGAACGATTGCATCTGCTGAAAGTCACTCAGCATTTCGTCGGTGACCTTGATCGTCACTGCCGTTTTCTCAACGGTCGCATTCACGACGCTGACATCGAGAGTCGCTGCGGGCTTGGTGCCGCCTTCCGCAACGCGAGTCGCCGCGTTGGTGTAGGCGTCCTCTTGAATGTATCGGATGGTGTCCGCGCCGGTCGCGCCCTGAGCGAACAACTGCGACACGTAAAGCGGCTGTTGGTCGAGAATGCCGGTGACACCCTGAATCTGCTGGATGTTCACGCCGGACGTTCCGTTCAATCCTTCGGTCGTCGCACTGAAAGTCGCACGAATGGACTCAGCGTAAGAGAGCGGTTTGAACTGATATTCGTCCGCCATCGAAAGCGAGATGCCGCGCAGCGCATTCTTGCTGCCGTTCTTCGCGGCCTTGATTGCGGCGCGATAACCTTCGCTCGCAACGAGACGCTGGCCGATGGTCAAATCACCGCGATGCTTCGGCTTTTCAGCTTCGGTGAATCCGCCCGCGTTGATGACTTCGACTGGCTTGGTGGAGATAATCTCCATCGCCTTGCGCATGAAGTCGGCGAGCGGCGTCTTGTCTTTGATCGCCTTCTTGCCCTCTTCGATAATCGCCGGATGCGTGCGCTGAAACTGCATCGTCACGGCGAAGATTTCCTGCGCCTCGTCAAGCTGACGGGAGAAATCGTCTTTGGTAAGAATGGCGGGTCCGCCTCCACCCACTGCGGGAGCGGCATCGAGTTGGATGGAACGTTTGTTGATGAACATAATTTCTGGCTCGTTTTCTTGTGTTTGATTCCGCATGACGCGGGCTGACGGATCGGCTGGAATTGCGACGAAAGAAACCTCCAACGGTTCCCACGATACGGCGCGATATTCTTCGGTGTCCTCATCGACGAGGAACTTGTTGACGCGATAACCAACGGACAACCATCGAAGAGTTGAGTCTTCGACTTCGGCCATGCACTGGTCGCCCATCGGCGTTCGCGCAAATCGGACAACTGCTTCGCCGGTCTTGTCCGCCATAATGTCGGCTGACTCGGTGATGCCGCAACGCTGATTCGTGTCGTGCTCCATCAGGACCGCCGCGCCTGCTTTCATGCGGGATAGGTCAACCGACGTTGCGGAGTGGTCTAGAATCTCGTCACCGAACCAACGCTTGACGGGAGCTTCGGAAGAAAATTTGACGCGGACAGTGCGCTTCTCCTTGTCGAAAGTATTTCGCGTGAGAGCAAAACTCCTTTGCAGGATTCCCAACTTTAACTTTTCGGATTGCGCTGGCATCTGATTTTAGAAATCGGATCGGATTTGCTTTTCGTCAACTACTATTCTGCAACGGAGAGCAGGAGTAAAATATCCGCCATGTCATCCATGATGAATCCGCTTGCCGACGATGATGCCGATGACGCGGACGAATTCGACTTTGACGCAATGGAAATCAATCCCGACGCGGACGAACGATTACGATTCACGCGCGACGTTGCGACGCCTGAAACGTCCGGCCAACGATGCTTGCTTCCAACCCAGCCGCCGGGACTTCCGGTTTCAATTATTCCGTTCTGAACGTGACCTTCGGAATAGGAAATGTGAATCGACTGGATGCAATCCGATGTTCCGCTGACTCCTGATACCTCAGTGTCTCCGAATGCTTGAGACGTGGATTTCGTCTGCGATTGCGATGACGTTCCAGTGACCGTCAACAATCCAGACGCTGAACTTGTCGAAACAGTTTTAGAATTTGAAGACGTTCCGACGTTCGCGATTGAACCGGTTGCCGATGAGGTCGATTTGATCTGCGTTCCCGCGCCAGTTCCTGTGACGGTGAGCAAGCCGCTCGAAAAGGATGTTGCCTTGGATTGTGAATTTGAAGATGTTCCGGTTACTGAACCGGACAATGCCAGCAGCAGACTCATGACTTAATGGTTAACCCAGAACGATGTCTCGCTCGCGAAACACCTCGGGCGAATACTTGGTGTTGAGATGCGTGACCAGGCCCGACTTCAGATCCTTCCGGAGCTGCTTGCAGTTGCAGATTTTTTTGACGGCGATCTCTGCCTTTCCGCTTCGCGCCGGCCCTTCCGCCGCGAGATACTCAAGCACGAAATGCACAGTTCCGTCTGCCTGTCCGGGCTTGCGTTGACGGCTGAATTGTTCGGCGATGATTGTTTTTGGCATATCTTAATGGCCGCCACGAACGTCGTCCACCGTGAAGCTCTCGACGTTGGACGTTTCGATGTTCGCCTTGTCAGCCACGGACTGCTGAATGATCGCCAATGCCTCGGCTTCGGTCAGGATGCCGACAGGCGTATAGACGGTGGCGTTCTCGACTCCGTTGACTGGTGGTGACAGCTTGAAAAATGTCTCAAAGTTCAGCACGCCGCCGACATCTATGATCCCTAGTGTTTGTGCGAATAATTTAGTGGCGCTCATAAAACTTAATACGCCGTCACTTCAGTCCAGTCCACGGTGATGGAAGCCATCCACGTCCCTGTTGCGGGCACGGCAACGGCGCGAATCGAGAAGCCTTCGTTCTGCACCAGAGCCAGCGGGTGCTCACCTTGAGCTACGTTTGCTTCAAACAGAGTTGAGCCGGGCGCAACGATCTGCCCGTTCAGAGATGCTGTAATGGGGCCAGCCGCGAGAATCGACGACAGCGCGAGCGTTTCCAGCGTCTTCGTTCCTGCGCCTAGTGCTGCCGTCGTAGCGATACGCATATCTCCTGACGCCACCAGCGAGCTGCCCATTGACGTGCGCTTTTTCATCAGCGCTGCGGGCGTGATCGCGGTGCCGCCAGTGCCTGCCACGGTCCACCCAGTTGACTTGATCATATCGATCTGAACCGGGACGCCAGCGGCAAAGAAGGTGGTCGAGACGCACGCGCTAAATCTCACGTCGTTGATCAAGCATATCCTCGTCGCGTCCGCCCAACGGAATTGGTATATCTCAGAGCCAGCGGCAATCGCTGCGGGCAGGATGCCTGTAACTCCGCCATAGCTATATGCCCCAAGCGCCCCGTGATCCGGTGGTCGTAATGTAACTCTTTGTGAGCGGAATGTTGATCCGTCAACCTCTGCCACCACGCCGCCATTGCCTTGAATTTGAATCGCCATAAAATTCTAGTTCCACACCCAAGCTATTGTCCACGTTCCGTAAATCAGTGTTCCTTTTCCACCTTTGTCCCGCGCCTGCCGGCCCTGTAGTCCTGCGCCAGCATCTTGCCCTGTTCCGCCGAATCTCGCGCCCCTTTCGGGTGTCACGGGTTCGTTGATTGTATTCGTGTTCACCGCGTAGATCGTGAACCCGGTTCCCGCCACGATATTTCCAGCCACCACCCTGATCGTTTCAAAGACATGCTCGTCCGCGCTGTGGTCGGCGGTCGCCTCTGGCCGCAGCCACGCCTCGACCAATGACCCCGCAATGATTGACGCCTGCCCCGTCACCGCGATGGACGCATCGCTTGAGCCGGGAAAGGAGCCGAAGTCGATTGTTGCTGTGCCTGTCATTTTATTGCGGCAAAGTTACCGTCAGCGAAGAAACTGAAACCGCAACGCCCGCGTTGATGGACGTTGAATTCAAATTGAGATCCGCGCCGGAAGTAGAAACCGTCCCATCCCATAGCGCAGTTGTTCCGTCCGATTTGAGAGCGCGATACGTTCCCGCAACACCGGTATTGTCCGCGCTTGAATCTTGCGTGATCGCATTCGCCGTAATGACGCCCGCCGCCGCTGCGCCAAACGCCGTCGCGTTAAATTGCAACTCGGCAAGCAACGTTCCGCTGACTGCTGTTTCTGGAGTTGCCGGAATCGCGCCCGTGTAAATGCGGATGTAACCAGAATTCGCAAGTGGCGCGAGTGCGTCGAGTTCAGCGTTGCGTGCGACGATGGAAGTTTGAATAGCCATTATGCGATCTCCGTGGTTTCGATTTCAGTGATCAATCCGCGCTCATCACGCTTGATGGTGTGCGCTTTCTTTGACGGCTTCTGCTCCATCGTCGTCGTGATGTTGATCGGCGGAAGCGGAGCGGGAGCAATAGGAGCAGTCAACTTCTCGATTGTCTTCGCGAATTCCATCGCCTGAGATTCAAACCGCTTTTGAAGCGTCACTGAATTTCTCTCGCTTGACGCCATAGCCTCTTTTGCGAGTTCAAGCTCCTCGCTCCTTTTCGGTTCAACTTCCGGCTCTTCCGTTTCTTTTTCTTTCGGATCTTCGACTTCTGTGAAATTTCCGTTCGGACCTCCGCCAGTATTCGGATTAACGAAGGTAAGCCCGTGCTCTTCTGCAAGCGCCTTTTCGTCGGCAAGAGTCTGGTAAATTTCCTCAAGGTCGCGTCCGTTCTCTTCGCTGATTTGTGTCCGCGTGTTAAGCCCGCCGTTGATTTCCATCAGCGCGGCAGTGATGTCTTTCTGCGGGTCCACCCAGGGCCAGCGTCGCCCGGTGAACTTCGGCTTGTTGAACAGCCTGAACTTCGACATCGGCAGATTGACGATTCCGTTTGTGATCGCGACTTCGAGCCATGATTTGAAGATGTCAGTGCATAGATGATTAATCATGTGACACTGAATCGTCTTGTAGCTTTCCTGCTCTTCGATTTTCCCCGCGCGCATCGACGAGTAATTCGCGTTGCTCAAGTCGCCGGTCAGCGTCGCGTAGCTGATATCGAGTCCGGCGCAGATTCCGAAAAGTGAGTTCTTCACAAAGTCGCCATACTGCGACATCGGATGCTGCGGGTCGTAGGGAACGAAGGTCATGCCGGGCGGCAGCTCGTCTTTCTGGCCTGCCTCGAAATTCGAGATGGTGTTGCCGGTGGTCGCGCCTTCCGCGTCGGTTTCCTCTTCGCCGGCGTATTGGTCTCCGCGTTCCGATGTAAAATAACCGCCCTTCACTGCCGCCTCGCGAGCCGCAACGATTTCCGCCTGCTCGTATTGGTCGAGGTGATGGACGCGCAAGAGTGCCGGCGCAATCCACGGGACGCCGACGCATTGCGTCACGCGCTCCTTGACAAAGTAGTGAATGATCTCGTTGGCCGGGATGCGTTGCCGATTGTATTTCTGCTGACCGTAAAGGAGATCGCCGGGATGACGTTCAAGCAGGTGATAAGCAACCGTCCGCCCGCGCTTATCCTTCTCAACTCCCATCGTGATCCGGTTTCCGTTCAATGCCCACTCGTTCATGTTCACGTCGAGCAAATCAATCTCGATTGGTTTCAATGCGAAACCAAATTCGTTGACGTTCGGATCGATGACCTTGTGAAACATGATGCCGCCGTCACGCGGAGTCGAACGCACGGTCAGCCGGCAGATGTCGTAAAACGAATCCTCCATTGACTCGGTGCAGTTCTCCTTTTTGCACCACTCTTTCCACGCCTGCTCAATCTTCGCGTTGGCAATCACGTCCTGCTGAACATATTCGGGCGGTCGTGTCGCCTTCATTTGCAGCGAGAAACCAACCTCATTCTGAATGACGTTGTTCGTGAGCGCTTTCAGGTAGCGCGACACGTAGGCGTTCTCGCGTTCCTGCATCCGCGCACGATTGCGAAGGCTGATGAGGTCGTAACGGATCTCGGAGTCAGCGGTTGCCGTGTTCAGGTGGTGCATGTCGGCAGTCAGCCGATTGAATCCGCCTGCCTCATATCCGCGCTTGAAAGTTTTCTTCGGCCCAAGGTTCCGGCGTCCGATGCCGTGCTGAGATTTGAACGCCGCGACTCGTTGCTGGTATGTCATCATGATTATCGAGCGCGAACAAATCGCGTGAGAACTTTACGCTGTTTCCCTTTGGCTTTTTCCTGAGCCACCTTCGAGACGAGATACGCTTCAGCCTTGAAAGCATCGGCGAGAGATTGAACCTCCGTTGCGACTCCGTTGAAGGAATAGCGGATGACTTCGCGAATCACTCCCGACTCAATCACGTCGCGGACCTGTTGCAAAAGTCGCTCGTAAAACGTGCGCCCGTCGTAAGGCAATTCGAGCGTGGCGACGTTCGGCGTGATGGTGATTTGCTGCCGGAAGACTTCGTAGCGGTCGGGATTCAGCGCGACGTATCCAACCATCGTGTAGTCGCCTGGCGTCCAGTTCGCGGTCGTCGCAGCGGAGACGTTGACCTCGAACGTGTCATCGCTGGCCGTTCCGGTGATCGTGATGGCTTCGACTCCGGGAAGACGGGAGCGCAGGACGTAGGTCAATGCCCACGTTGAAGCCGGGAAGTCGTCGAAGTCGCGATCAAAGCGTAGCGTGTTGCCGGCTTGGATCTCGTTTGGCTCGATTGTCGGAACGGTCAGTGCCATTTCGGCGATGACTACGATCCGAATTCGGAAAGGTCAAACTAACAAATACCTTGCTGACCACAAATAAAAGTCGCGTGCGCGATGTTCCGCGCTCCAAGGCTTTTCTTTGCCGCTTCGATGTGGCTCTGAACCGTGCG